CACGAGGCATAGGCAGTGAACTACTGGCAGAGTCGAGCATGTTAATCGCCAGACCCTTTCGCATTTGTCCCAAGTGCAAGGGCATAGCCAAGGGGGGTGAGTGATGAGTGAGTTTAGTCCCACCGAATACGTCACCTTGGACAATCGGTTTCGCTGGGTGTTTCGTGAGCCGTCCGTCGTGGACCTTGTGTGCCGACAGACCAATCAACGAATCAGGCGGCTTGTAAAGCCTCGCGGTAAGAAGCAGCGAGGGAACCATCCTCTGTGGCGGGCCTACCTCGCGATGATTTGCAGCAGCAGGGCAGACCTTCACCCACCTGGAAACACGAGTTCAATGTCAATCAACGCGCAGATCTCAATGAGTCGATGGGTCGGAGATCTAATCCAACTGGAGATTGAAAGCATCTTGGACGCACTCGAGAACGGACGCACCATCGTCAGCACCCGTGAGCTCAAGAAGGATGGGAGTGGGCGCAAGACAATCATCATTCATCCAGACGCAGAGATTGACCACAAACACGGAGGCCACATCATTCTGACAAGCCTCATCACCCCGTGGAACAGGCACATTAAACGAATCGATGAGACAACAGCAGAACTACAACGCTTGAAGCAAGAGCTTGAAGATGGACTCTGCGATGGTGACGCGCATCTATCAGGAGGAGGGAGACTTCCCTCACAACCAGCACGAGGTGAAGAATGACCAACCGATTCAGAATCGAGATGGCTACAGCCAACGTGCCTTTCGAGGCACTTGTTGCCTACCTTGTGCGCCTGGCGCTGACCAACACTCGACTCGACTTCAGTGACAGCGACACAGACATGGTTCGCTTCGAGGCGATTGCCGAGGGCAGTGACACTGCCAGTTTCACTGCTGGTCTGATGATGGTGACGGTCATGGACAAGACCCTGCCCATCGTTATCTACACCGCTGGTGAGCACACGGGTGCGGGCACCCCGTGCGAGGCATCGGAGGACTTGATGGACCATGAGTGTCCCGAGGAACTCGCGAACCAGCTGGTCATCATGGCTTGCAGGATGTGCCCTAACGATAATGTCACGGACCAGGCGGACATTAATTGACCTACCCCCGTATCCGTGGTAGGCTACAATCACACCACAAGGAGAGACACCATGACTGACTACTTGACCGACACACTTGTACCTGCGCTACATCAGCAATCAATCAAGGTCGAAGACAACGACCTCTCGGTTGAAGTGCGCGATGAGGGCAACTCTGGCACGTCCGTCTACATCACACTGCTTGGCCACGGTGACACGGATTGGGAGATCGTAGCGACTCCTGGTTTTGATGGAGCCACTGATCACATCCCGTGGGCTTGCATTCACATGAGTGGTCGCGACTGGGATGTCTTCACCAATGGCCAAGCGATGGTTGAGTGGACTGGCGACCTTGAGTCAGACATCGCCACCTACTTGGAAGGGATGACCACGGCTATCCGTGGCTTCTTTATCGATGACAACGACCCGAACTGGACTGAAGCCTGGCTCTAATGCCACACCCACCACAGGAGAAACACCATGCCGACGCAATACATTGAACCCGAGGTTGCCTTCGAGGTGACTGACCAGACTGGTGGGACGTGGTCTATCTACCACACCTACAAGAACGATGACTTCGACCAAGGGCGTCAGAACTTCTGGTACACGACCGATGTATCTGAGAGCGATGAGGAACTTGAGTTCGACATTCGCTCGATTGAGCAACACCTCGTCCAACTTGCAGGCTTGTCTCCTCGCCATAGGTTTCCGATTTACGAAGACACGCCTGACCGCAAAGTGCTTCAGAAGGCTTTGGACCTGGGCTTGGCCTCATTCACCGACAACGGTGAACTGGTCCTCAAGAACACCACACTCGCGCAACGCGCATAGGAGAAACATCATGGGAAGCACCACCTTCATGATTTGCCGCGAGGTATACAGCGATGACCCTGACCGATTGGATGAAGTAGTCGGTGAGATTGAGATTGAAGTTGCTGTTGACTACACCACGCCAGAAGACCCCAGCTGGGACTCCCCCGGAGACCCTGGTGACGTGAGCATCTGCGGTGCTGTGTTGTCTGGCACCAACGAGAAGGTTGAACTCGATGACGATGAGGTTCGATACATCGAGGAGAACCTTTTCGATAGGCTCGCTGATGCCCAGTCATCCTACGATGACCACATGTACGAGATGGATCGTCGCAACGACGTGTGCGACTACCCGTTTTAGTCTTTGCCCATCAATGCCATTTACAGTAGAGTGGTTAGACACCACCCAGGAGAAGCACCATGAGTGACTGGACCGAGATCATGCCGACCATCGACAAGATGGATGTAGTCACGGGCACGCCCGTGCGGTTCTTGAAAGGCGATGAAGCGTCAGGCTTCCCGCTCCGACACGACATGTCCCTGACTGTCCGCCCTTGGGGAGAGGAGGAGGACAAGTACTGCATGGTCATCGATGACAGGGGCACCAGCGTGCCCTGCCCGATGGACAGCCTGGTCATTGACCTGGCGCACCCACTTGGGTTTGCTGCGGCTCTCCAGTGGCTGTACCACCAACATGATGTGACTGGGTGGGAAAACGCATTCGGCTGGCAGTCGGTGGTAATCCGCTGCATGTCCGGCACATGGGACGGTCGTGACACCAAGGAGTTGTCCGAACTCATCAGCGAGTTGGTCGGGGGTGAGGAATGAGCGACCCTGATTCACCACGCGGGCGATACACCCTGGCGCAGCGCAAATCGGCGTACTTGGATTTTATAGACGAACACTCGGAGATGTACGACCCAGAGTTTAGGGAAAAGGTGGCTCTGCTTGTCTGTCTTCAGGATGCAAGGGGCAGACCGATTTCAACTCAAGAAGCGTGCAAAGTAGAGTTGTACAAAGTGGCGCAGAGGAAGTTCCGTAAGGAGCACCCTAAGCTCTACTACGAATATGTTGAGAGGCTTGAGGCTGGACGCTGGACGTTCAAGCGAAAGGAGCACAAGGAATGAGTGGCATCATTACACCAAGCGGCGTCTACCTACCCATGACTCGGTTCAAGAAAGGTGAGCCTGGATATGAGGGGCAACAGGCTGTTGATAAATGGTTGACCGAGGAGAAGCGGCGCGCGAGGGCATACAGGAAGTGGTGCGAAGATAAGCCGAAGATGCGTGACCCAGAGTTTAAGAGAAAGGTGGCTGACTACGTGCGGGAGCACTCGCTGACTGAGTGGCTCAAACCGTCAGGATGGTCAACACCATCCAACTGGGTGTCAACTCAAGAAGCATACGAAGCGGTGCTCAAGCAAGAACTCAATGAACACGAACACACGGGGAGGTGTGATGATGCCAAATGAAAAGCTGACACCTGAACAGCTGGCAAATGAAATCAAGAGAGCAGTTGGGGTCCGCAGTGTGTACCTCGCAGCAAAGCACGACGAGCACATGATCGATAGGTTCAGCCACACGGACGGCAAGTCTCTGGTTGATCGTGGGTCCAAGGCAACTCGGAGGTCGATAGCGAACGTCATGGTTTACATGGCGGGCCAGTACGGGCAGCAGTTGACTTCGGAGGAAGTGGAGATGGGTTTGCTGGCGGCATCGCCACCGACTGGGTCTACCACGAAGAGGCAGAAGCCTGGCCCGAACTTCGATGAAGTCGGCAAGGAGTACGCAGACAAGCTGTCCAAGGTGCTGACGACCAATGAGATTGGTGCTGAGCTCAAGGACATTATCAACAGCTTCAACCTGTATGATGCGACCACCTCTTCGTACCGCACACTCGAGCAGGGCTTGGGTGTGGCAATGCGAATGCTGGGTTGGGGTCGCAGGCGGCAGATGACTGGTGGCACTCGAGCCTACCGGTGGTATCCGCCCGAGGGCTTCTTCGATGAGGCCCAGGTGGAACCCATCGAGCCAGAGGATGTCGCACTGGGTGCCAACAACATCGAGGAAGTCTTCGATGATGACTGGGCAGACGAGATTGCCGATGAAGAACCAGTCGAGGTGGCACCAGTCGAGAAGAAGAAGCGCAGTGGAGTGAAGCCGGACGAAGCCTTGGCAGAGCGGATTCGCACCATGAACCTCTTTGCTGGCATCAGTTCCTACGAGGTTGCGCTCAATAGCTACGACTTTGTAGGCAACAACCTGGAGATCCCCAAGGCTGAAGAGGACATGACTCACAAGGTCAAGCTCTCGATTGGAGCCACGATGAAGGCGATTGGCTGGAAGAAGCGCACTCGGCGCGTCGAGGGCATCCCGACTGTTGGCTGGCATCCGCCTGATGACTGGGAGGGTGAGGTTGCCGTGGAGAGCGTTGTCCGCCGGAAGCCTGAACTTGTAGTCGAGGAGCCTGAGCCACGCTTGGCTGACCAGCTGCCGCGACTCAAGGATGACCTGCCATGGCCGGACGAGTCAGACTTCTCTGGTGACGAAGAGAAGCCGCAGGGCAAGACACTGGAGGAAGTGTTTGCCGAGGAGGAGATTGAGTCGAAGGTCTTCGTCAAGATGGTGAACCTCAATGAGGGCACTGAAGATGTGGTCGAGAGGGTCATCGTGATGAAGAACGCAGGCACGTACCTGTTGGGTACCGAAGACGAGCCACGGGAGCGGATGCTCGAGTGGGATGCGGCGGAAGAGATTTGGGTCTGCACTGTCGGGTCGGCTGAAGAATAGACCTGTCAGTCCGCGCAGGGAGGCATGGCGTACAGATGCCTCAACCCCGTTGACACCACAGAGAACAAACACTACACTTAGTGTTAGGAGAAACACCATGAACGACCACAGATGCGTAGTCGGTGGAGGGAAGTTCCTGCCACCTGGCTCACCGTATATCGAGGAACTCCGAAAGAAGTTCCGCTGCCCCAACCCAGCCTACAACCAAGCCATGGCCCTGCGGCAGAATGGCAAGTACATCCAGGTGCCCGACGAGAACGTGTACGCCTGCCAGATGATTCCCATCCGCCACCTGTGGGGCACTGGACTGATGGTCCCGAGGGGCATTGAGCTCAGGTCGCAGTACCCCAACATGGAGTTCACCAGCAGGATTTCGTACCCCGGCCTGACGAATCCTGACCATTCGCAGTTGTACATCCGCAGTTGTCTGGGCCTACGGCCCTATCAGCAAGAGGCCGTCGATGCGATTGGGAAGCATGGCGAGGGCCTCATCATTGCCCCCTGTGGTGCAGGGAAGACCTTCATAGGCTTGGCATCGATGACTCGATTCAACACCAAGACCATCGTGCTGGTCCACACGCATGACCTCGCAGAGCAGTGGAAGGACCGGCTTGAGATGCAGTTGGTGACCCATGAGGGCGACAAGCCCCACGTCACCCTGTACGGTGGCGGCAAGCGCGACGACTCTGGGCAGATCGTTATCGCGATGTTCCAGTCTCTCATCAAGGAGAGATGGGAAGACCTCCATGAGTGGGGCAAGCAGTTCGGGATGTGCATCGTAGACGAGGCTCACCATGTCCCAGCGACCACCTTCAGCCAGGTGATGATGTCGATGCCTGCGAAGATTCGCATTGGACTGACGGCTACACCTGACCGTGCGGATGGTCTGAGTGACATCCTGTACTGGCACTTCGGCAAGGCGCTGTACCGCATCACGACCCAGAAGCTCATCGAGGAGGGCCGTGTGCTCGCTCCTGAGGTTCACTTCACGCGCACGCGCTGGTCACCTCCAGGGAAGATGGACTGGGCCAAGCTCATTACGAGGATGTGCGACGACGAGATCCGCAACGACCAGATTCTGGAAATGGTTGAGCGCCTCATCGGGGAGGGTCGCCAAGTCCTTATACTGTCCGACCGGGTCCAGCACTGCATTGATATGGCAGAGCGGGTGGCTAACCGTGGCATGAGTGCTGCAGCCTTGGTTGGGAAGATGACCAAGAAGCAGCGAGCCGAAGTGATTGGTGCAGCTGACCGACGAGAGGTCAAGGCCATCTTTGCGACGACGGTAGCCGACGAGGGGCTGGACCTTCCTGGTCTGGACACTGTGGTTCTCACCACGCCGACCAAGGCGATGGGTCGTATTCAGCAGCGCATCGGTCGAATCATGCGGACTGCAAACAACAAGAAGACGCCCATGGTGATCGACTTGGTCGATAACAGCAAGCCGTCGTACTACGCACATAAGAAGCGGGCGAAGTTCTATCGGGAACTTGGCTGCAACGTGCAAGACCTATGATGGCGGAACGGTGAAATGATGTGCCCACAATGCAGTGCGAAGACAAGAGTAACGGCCTCGAGGAGCATGGCTACGCCAGGCCGAGGCTGGGAGATGAAGCGAGCTCAGTCGATGGTCGGGTGGTACACGCAGGACTTCGTCGTCAGGATTCGGAAATGTACCCAGTGCCCGTTCAGTACCTTCACCGTGGAACTGCCCATGGAAGACATCAAAGGGATCATGACGGAGACTGCCGAGGGCAACGCCCCTGAATCGTTGATACATGGACAAAGATGAGAGAGAAACAACCAAAGCTAACCATCGTGCCGATCACCTTTGCTGAGGCAAAGGAGTACATCGACAAGCACCATAGGCACCACAAGCCCAGCATCAGCGCCAAGTTCTCTGTTGCTGTGGCAGATGAGGCCAACGAGATCCGTGGTGTTGCGATGGTAGGCAGGCCGATTGCACGGATGCTGGACGATGGGTGGACCCTTGAGATTACGCGGGTCGCTACCGATGGTTGTCCGAATGCATGCTCGTGCCTGTATGGCGCAGCATGGAGAGCGGCGCGTGCCTTGGGGTATCGACGGGTTGTCACGTACACATTGCCAGAGGAGGGCGGGACTTCGCTCAAGGCCTCTGGATACGATTTGGTTGGCCAGGCTGGTGGAGGCAGCTGGAGCCGCAAAGACCGACCGAGAGTAGACCTCCATCCAACACAAGTAAAACTTAAATGGGAGAAACGAGTATGAATCGAGTCATCATCACCGGGAACTTGGGCCAGAAGCCTGAACTCAAGCAGGCCAAGTCTGGGTTGTCGATCACTAATCTACGGGTCGCCACGAATGAGCGGGTCAAGGATGGAGACAACTGGGCGGACCACACTGAGTGGCACACCGTTGTGGTCTTCGGCAAGCAGGCTGAGAACTGCGAGCAGTACTTGGACAAGGGTTCCAAGGTTGCAGTCGAGGGTAAGATTCGGACCAGGCAGTACGAAGACAGGGACGGCAATCAGCGCAAGAGCACTGAGATCGTTGCCGACCGCGTGGAGTTCATGACCCGACCTGACAACGGCGCTGAGCGTCAGTCAGCACCACGGACTCAGCCGCAGTCGGGCCACACGCCAGACGAGAGCATTCCGTTCTAAGAACCAAAATGGGGTGTAGCGCAACTGGCAGCGCATCCGGTTGTTACCCGGAAGGTTGGTGGTTCGAGTCCACCCGCCCCAGCCACTTGGAGAAATCATGACAGACAAGCCAATCATCCGCGTGTTCCCACGGCGCAACTCTCACACGCCACGAGACAACCTTGCGTTCATCGGAGATCCCCCGCTGTTCCGCCCCCGTGTTGAGGATGTCTCAGAGGTCCACATTTCAGTGACGTTCACATGGGACATCAAGGATTCAGAGCGGCTGAAGCGCGCTTGGGGAGCATTGTACCCAGTAGTCAAGATGGGTGGACCAGCACTCGATAGTCCAGAAGGGAAGTTCATTCCGGGCAAGTACATCAAGCCTGGGGTGACTTTCACTACTCGAGGATGCAATCGGAAGTGTCCATGGTGCCGGGTGCCTGCCACTGAAGGCCTGTTGTCTGAGTTTGATGACTACCCGCCAGGGTGGATTGTGCAGGACAACAACTTCCTGCAGGCCAGCCAGGAGCACCAAGCGGGGGTCTTCGAGATGCTGAGGACCCAGCCGCACCCCATTCAGTTCGCAGGTGGGATTGATGCCCGCCTGGTAAACCCATGGTTCGCAGAGCAACTGAAGACCATCCGGCTGGGCCAACTCTTCTTGGCAGCTGATACCGCATTGGCCGTCCGAGACCTCGCTAAGGCGAGAGAAGTTCTCAAGGACTTCCCCCGGAAGAAACTGCGGTCGTACACGCTGATTGGCTTTGGCAACGACACAATCAAGAAGGCTACCGAGAGACTGGAGAAGGTCTGGGAGATTGGGTGCATCCCGCACGCCCAACTGTACCAGCCTGAGAACAACTGGATTGACTACTCACGAGAGTGGAAACTGCTCTCACGTCTGTGGTCCAGGCCAGCGGCCATGTATGGCATGCACAAGGCCACCCAAGCAATCACCAACAAGGTCGAGCAGGTGTTGTTCGACTAAGCAACAAGAGAAGCAACATGACACTACTACTGCTGATGTCCTTGGCTACAGCTGGGGACCACGACGGCAAGATCTACACCTACAGGATTGATGAAGAGCTTGTAGAAGGTCTTGAATACTGGGTCCAAGCCTCCAATGGGGTCTTCTACTGCAAGGCAACCTTGCCGTGTCCTGGCCTCAATGAAGGCACAGAGATCCAGACGTACCGACCAACGTGGCACGGGCCGCTTCGCATCTACTACTTTGACGCTGAGGTGCTTAGGTACTGCGAGCTCAAGAGTTGCGAGAAGACCAAGCCCCTTACATACCAAGACATCTAGGAGAAACACCATGTCGTGGGTCAAGCAAGACTCCCTAAGGGGAGTAGTCCTTTCCTATATCGTGTCAGAGCCAGGCAATGAGACGATCAACACCATCACCGAAGACCTCAACACGCAAGGGACGGAGCGTGGCAAGCTCTACCGTGCCATCTTTAATGCAGTAGTGAGTCTTGAACAGCGAGGATTCATCAAGGTGGGGCGTGGGCCAAACAAGTCCAATAGTGAACTGTGGCCAGACGAGATGATCTTTCAGGAATCAGGTGTCTTTGAACGCCATGCGGAGAGTTACCTTTGAGGTCGGGCTGTTCAACGTGATCGACCCACCACCCAGTCCCTTCTCGGTCGAAGTCCAAATGCGCAGGCCTGTGAGGATTTGAAAGCCACCACCAAAGACGTAGTGAGTGACGCTGTTGGCAGGAAAGTACAGAATCATGTCGTGCTGAGTCGAAGTCGTACCGCTGTTCGCCCAGATGATTCTCGACCAAACAGCTTTCTCATTTGGGTTTGCGCCTTCAAGCATGTAAAGCGTTGTGGCGGCGTCGTTGAAGTCCTCGAGAGTGGTGTCGGACTGAGTATCGACAACAACCGTGGTGTAGATGGGATCTGATACGGTACTTGTGTTTACAGCCATGGTGCCCTCCTACGAGCAAACAGCGGTGATGGCAACGGTTCCGCCAGGAGAGTCGGTATCATTTGTTGCTGCGCCATCATTGGCCCAGAAAGTCAGCTGACTAAATTCAAGCCCAGCAGGGAAATCAAGCTGCCTGCTTGTAGTCGCCGGAAGCCGGAACATCAAGTCCGGCTCAGTCACACCTGCGGCGTACTCGCCGGTCGTTAGAAAGAACTTGATGTACACAATCGCACTGTGCGAATTCAATAGGGTGCAGGAGTGGAGAGTGCCAGAAGTCCCAAGCACGTCCACGTCTGCAGTCTGAGTAACCGTACTTTGCTCAACGATTTTGTGGGTGAGCGAAGTCGAACTATACCCTGAAACCTTCAACGCCATGTCGAATCTCCCATCAAATGAAATGATGCATCGTTGGTATCATATCAAAATAAGCGCGACTGCGCCCGCAAAAGACTACGCACAAGATGTGGTGTCTTCATCGTCTTGACATCATCTGGCCTGTGGCCTACGGTGAGAACACCAAAAGGGAGACATGATGAGTACAGACACTGCACCGCTGGTAATTGATACCACTAAGGCTTTGAAGGCCCTGGTAGATGAGATTGGTGGAAGCTATCGCGAGTGTGCCAGAATCATGGGATGCGGACACACTCACCTCTGGGGAGTGCTCAACGGCAAGCGCCCCCCCACGACATTGGACACTCTGGTTCGATACGCAGCACGAGCTCAAACTGAGGCGGGCATCTCGATGTCGGTGCTAGTTACTCATGACCAGCAAGTGAGGTATCAAATCAAAGCAGCCTGAACGTCGTCATGACACCACGGAGAAGCAACAGTGTGGATGAATCAAGTAGAGTCGATTGCAGTATCAGAAATAGCGCAGAAGTTAGGACTGAGTCCAGGCAGAAGCAAGTCTTTCGGGCCATGTTTCCAGTGTGGTGCAGAGCAGCGTGGAAGCACCGATAAGCGTGGGCCGATTGGTCTAAGGCGCGATGACCTTGGGTGGAAGTGCCACAAGTGTGGGCACGGCGGTTCAGGGATAGATCTAGTCTCGTATGCCCACTGTTGTCGTAGCTTCAAGGACGCGAATGACCACGCTCGCGATCAAGTGCGAGAATGGTTCGAAGCCAAGAAGAGCCTCGAGCCAATGAAGCCAACGAACAACAAGAAGCCCAAGAGCCAACGGCCACCAATCAAAGAGGTGCATGCGCTCTGGAAGAAGTCCTTCAGGCTGCATGAGATTCCCAAGGATGATGCTGTACTCAAGTTCCTGCAGGGCAGGAACCTAAATCTTGAGGCACTGGCCCGAACGGGTGTGGCTCGCGTTACTCCAAGTAGACGTGACTACGATTGGCCACGGTGGTGGCCTGGAGGGAGGAGCATGATGTGGCGGCTGATTGTCCCTGCCTTTGATGCCAGCGGCCTCTTCTGTAGTCTTCATGCTCGCGCCGTCACTCAAACGAATGGAGCGCCCAAGACCCTCTGGCCGAGCGGCTTTCAGGCTGGTGGCTTGTTCATGCCCAACCGGCATGCTGTGAAGATGATGAAGGGTGAAGCGAAGGAACTCGATGGGGTTCTGTTCGTCGAGGGCATCACTGATTTCTTGAAGGTTGTCGCAGAAGCAGAGAAGGACTCGCTACGCCTGGCCATTCTTGGCGGGACTTCTGGCTCCTTCAGCAGCGCAGGGAAGCTCAACATCCCTGATGACATCGATATCTACGTTGGCACAGACCCCGATCAGAAGGGCGATGAGTACGCGAACACGATCCAGATGCAGCTGAGTCCACGGGCATGCTACCGCCTTCCACTCGATGGAGGCGATGGTGCCCGACCTTGATCAAGTACTCTCAGGTGCGCCTGATGCCCCGACACTCTCCCACTTACTGAAAGCCGCAAAGGAAGCCCACAAGAAGGGTGAGCAGGCTGGACCAGAAGGTGGCGTACTCTCTCGACTGGAAATCACCACAACAAGGGATGGAACCGACAAGATCGTTGGGTCGGTCCCAAACCTCATCACAATCTTCAAGTACGACCGTCGTTGGAAGACACGCATCTGGCTGGACACCTTCAGGAACATCATCACGTTTGATGATGGAGACTTTAAGGATACGGATGCCACCAGGATCAAGCAGTGGATGCACCGCCACTACGGCGTTCACTTCACTACTGACTGCATCATCGAGTCAGTTGGACTGGTTGCAGAGGACAACGGGCGAAACCCGCTGACCGAGTGGCTCAATGAAATCTCTTGGGATGGCACTCCCCGAATGGATGAGTGGTTGGTGCGCGCTGTTGGGGCTGAAGATAGCAAGCTCAATAGAGAGATGGGACGTAGGTGGCTCATCCAATGCATTGCGCGGGCTTTGAAGCCTGGCTCCAAGGCCGACTGCGTACTTATCCTAGTTGGACCACAGGGCTCGAAGAAGAGCACGACCTTCAGGTTGCTCGCCTCAGACGAGTACTTCTGCGATACGCCCATGGACATCGGTTCATCCAACGCCTACATGCAGATTCACAGAGCGTGGATCTATGAGGTGGCTGAGCTCGACTCAATCAGACGTGCCCACAACTCTGCCACGAAAGCATTCTTGTCGGCCCAGGACGACACGTTCAGGTTGCCGTATGCACGCATGACCATCACGCTGAAGCGGCACACGGTGTTTTGTGGAACCACCAACAAGGGTGAGTTCATCACCGACATGACGGGATCTCGACGCTACTGGCCCGTCCAAGTAGGCAAGATCGATACCGAGTGGACCGTCAACAACCGCGCTCAAATCTGGGCAGAGGCCGTCGTTGCGTTCAAGAACGGCGAGAAGTGGTATCTTGAGAATGAGGCTGAGCAAGAGCTTGAAGAGCAGTCATCCGATTTCCGCCAGTACGACCCATGGCACGAAGTCATTGAGAGTTGGCTTATCGGCTTCGGCTCGAACCATTCGACTAGTGAACTCATGTCCAAGGCACTCAGCCTTGAGAAGTACCAGATGACCAGGAACAACGAGATGCGGGTTGGCGATATCATGCGCCAGCTGGGCTACGACCGTGTCCGACGACGCATTGGTGGTCAGCGCGCCTACGTGTGGGTGAAGCCAGAAGAAGACAACATCATCCCGATCACAAAGCCAGAACTTGTTGAAAATGCAGATGGAGAGAATTGATGCCGACAGAAGTACTTACGTGTGACTCACGAGATGTGATGGAGACTATAGACCTGTACCTCACAGAGGACGACAAAGACGCACTCTTTGGAAAGATGAAGGCAAAACGCATTCGGTCAGTTCATGGTGGTGACCGATTCCTCACGCACTCCATTGCCAACAAGGTCAAGACGTTCGTTGAAGATGGTCAGTACGTTGCATTCATTGCATACGGCGTTGACTACATGCTGTTTGAAAAGCCAGGGTCATTCAGCACCCAGACGTTCACATGCCACGAGGAACTCATCAACGTCGTTCATGAAGTTTGCTTTGAGTGGTACCAGGATGGCGGTCAAATCGATGAAGACACGCTTGATAGAATCTATGCATGGCTGATGATCAGTCCGTATGCTGCGATGTCAATGACAGAAAATGTCCGCCATGAACTTCATAAGGCCGTCGATTTCTTCTGGGTATGTACCGCCACCGGCAACAGAGCTCTGGCTACACAGTGCTATGATCGTGGGAAGGACATGACCAATCGCTCAATACAGCACTGGATGGACAACGTACCCATCATGGCGAAAGGGTGTGGCTATACCAACATCATCGAACCACAGGAATGCTGATGTCTGATTTAGATGAAATCAAGAACATCTGGACCATGCCGGATGGCTGGACCGTTCGTGTTGATGACGAGCAGATGGAAGTGCTGGACCTTGATGACGAAGTCGTTGCTCAAACCGTGACGCAGGCCTCCGTCATTACGGCCATTAAGGAGCACCTAGAGGCACAGAAAACTTTCGGTGCCTACCAAATGATGATGGCAAACCTGAAGAAGCCCATCGAAGGCTGACTACTTCCTGGTAGTCTTCTTCTTGGCCGGTGCTGCCTTCTTGGCAGGCGCTACCTTCTTGGCAGGCGCTACCTTCTTGGCAGGCGCTACCTTCTTGGCAGGCGCTGGGCGAGCAAGCTTGTCTTCCAACTCATCGATGTACGCATAGAGTACAGGAATTACCTGAGTCAGTTGATAGCCATGTCGGCAGTTCTTGGCCGTGGCAACGACGCGCATTGCATCAGCTTTCTCTTTGAGGCTCATTGTCTACTCCACATTTAGGAACGAAGGCCTGATTTAAGCCCAGGCCATTCTCTTACAGAGACTACACCACCGGTTGCTTTTTCGATACCAATCGCCAGTGGCAACGACGGTGTCTTTCGACCGTACTCAAGGTCACGAAGATATCCAATGCTCAAACTCAAATCAAACTCACCCAGCTGCCCATTGAGCCACTTCGTGAATGCGACCCGAGTACTCTTTCCAGGCAGGCTCTTCCGATAGTTTTCGAGGACCATTAGACACACCTTGTCAATCGAAAATAGCGCAGCGGACATCTTCTGTCCACAGCGGGGTGTGTCTCCTTGACACACTTGAGGTAAAGTAGTACCTTGGCCCAAGGAGAAACAACCATGAACCAAGCTGAGAGAGAGGCCTGGCTTGCTGAACGCAAGAAAGGGCTGGGCGGTACTGATATTGCCCGCATCATGATGGCGGGCGCTGATTCAGCTGACAAGATTGGTTGCTTCGAAGGAAGTGTATTCAAGCTTTGGTCCGAGAAAACGGGCATTTATGCATCGGAGTCCTCTGACAATCAGATCCTGATGCGTGGCCGAGTCATGGAGAAGTACGTTTGCGAGTTGTACGAGCTCCATCTTGGGGAGGGATGTCGCCTTTGGGAGAAGGGATTGACTTGGCATCCGACCCGGCCACGCATCTTTGGGACTCCAGACCGACTCGTGGAGTACAAGGACATCACGTTCGGCATGGACGCCAAGACCAGACGACGCCGGAAAGGGTGGGGCAAGACCAGGACCACGGATGTGCCACTAGATGTAGAGTTGCAGATGCGGGTCTACATGGAGATCTTCGACGCACCTTACTGGGACATCGCGACCCTCTTCAACCTTGATGACTTCCGAGTGTATCGGATGATGCGGGACGAGGAGTTGGGGCAGCAGATTCTCGATGTGGCCGATGAATGGTGGGAGAAGCATGTGGTTGATGAGACACCACCACCAGTTGATGGCACAGACCTTTGCCGGGAGACTCTTGGCAAGCTGCATCCTCGAGTGAAAAACGAAGTACTGCGCCCCGCAACTGTAGCAGAGCGCGGCTTGTACGAGAAACTTTTGAAGGTTCGCCAAGAGCACAAAGAGGTTGGAGAGAAGAAGAACGAACTCGAGAATCGACTTCGGCACTGCATCGGTGAGTCATTGGGAATAGCTGAGATTGCAACATGGAAGCCCTCATCACCAAGAAAGACATTCGATAAGAAGACGTTCAGCACCGACCACCCTGAACTCTACGAAAAATACGTTAACGAGAAGCCTGGAAACCGCATGCTTCGAATCATGGAGCCACGAAATGACAACAGCGATTAGCACGCGAGACAAGCTTGCTTCCCTCAATCAGTTCCTTGGAACAAAGCGCGGTAGCCTTGTGGAGATTGCCCCGAAGGGGACGGATGTTGACCGCATCATCCGAGTCGCAATGTTTGAGGCATCAAGGAACGAACGTCTTGTGCAGTGCTCACCAACTTCAGTCTACTTGGCGTTGGCTAGGGCGTGCGAATTGAATCTGGTTGCCGGTGGTGTCCTTCATCGCGCCTCTCTTATACCAATGTGGAACAAGAGGGCAAAGAGTTACGATGCTGAGCTCTGGATTGAGTATACGGGCTTGATGGACCTTGCGAAACGCTCTGAAGAGGTCGCTCATTTTGTTTCCCGCGTGGTCCACGAGAACGATGAGTTCGAGCATTACTTTGATCTTGAGAGTGGAGATGTCTTAAAGCATCGAGTCAATCATGATGACCCAGGTGACCTGAAGTTGGCCTATGCCGTGTGCTACTTCACGGATGGAAGGAGACTGGTTGAGGTGATGTCAAAGCATCAAATCAACAAGATTAGAAAATCATCCAGAAGCTCCGACAGTGGACCATGGGTCCAGCACACTTCAGAAATGTGGAGAAAGACTGTCATTCGGCGCATCTGCAAGTATTTGACACTGACCCCCGAAGCTGCAGCTGTGCTTGAGCATGACATCAAGACTGAATTCGATGATGACGCATGGACTGACACTGCCAACAATGGGCATGACGAGTCAGTTAAGGATAGTGGTACAATCGAACAGAATGTTATCGATGTCCAACCGGACGAGAAACCCAAGAGGCAACGGAAATCAAAGGTCAAGGACTTGGTCGAGAAGGCCAAGAAGAACGACCTTCCAGAGCCAGAAGCAGACTTTACTGACTAGGAGAACCGATGTCCCTCATTGACCAGGCCACCTCAAGCAACCCGCACAAGCTTCGTATGTCTGAGACTGCAGGCCAGCAAGCTGGGCCACCGAAGGTCATCCAATCAACCGAATTCGTGTCATTGCTACGTGAAGTGCTTGATGACAACGTCATCGACAAGAAGGCCAAGAAGGAGTGGAAGGACTACCGCAACCGCCTGATGCACGCGCACTGGCCTCTTGAGGGCGTGATGAACAAGGTCGATTCGGAGTTGTGGAAGAGCATGTGCGACCTTGGCCTCAAGGCCATGGTCAAGAACATCAGGAACTCTCAGCCGAATGGTGAGTGGAAGCTTGGAGAGTACGAGATTGACATCCGGCCAAACCTAAACGGGAAGGAGTCCGTCATCTTGGCATGCAAGTGGATTGATGCCAACAATGCGATGGACCTTCGATATCAGAACGGTGTTCCTTCGGTTGATGTCAACATCAACATGGCGGATGCTAACAAGGAACTGATCGAGGTTCTCTCCAAGAAGCAAGACGATTCAAGTGACGGTGAGCTCAAGGATCTGATGAAGCAGTTCATCTCCGCTATGGCTGGCAAGGCTGTTGAGGACACGAAGACCGTCAAGAAGGTAGAGAAGAAGCCGGAAGAGGCCATTGACGACCTTGCTGAAGACTTCGAGGGGTAGCACCTCCCCTGGTCCTCCTGACACGCCACACCATTAGCTTTTTTAAGCAGTGGGGAGATGTGGACCCCGCCGTCAGGGGGGTTCAGGGGCTTTCTGATAGGGCGGAACTATGCGGATGATTCGTCACTGGATTCGGGGTGACCGGCATCGCATGGAGGATGGAAGGCTGATGTACCGTTCTGCTTGTGGGCGCTGGATAGGCAGGAGGCAATCAGCTGTACCTGCCCATGTGACCTGCAAGCAGTGCAAGAGATACTTGGCGAGAGTCATCGGTAGCAAGCCAAGTTAAACGGGCCTATCCGTCCCGGTTCTCGATCATCTTTTCGATGTCCTTCTTGAGCTTGTCCTCTTCCTTGCTCTTCCATTACATCTCAGGAGCGACAACGAGGGTGTACGTGAACTGAGCACCGTATGTCTCGGCAGACTTCTTCGCGATGTTCATGAAGCACTCGAAGTCATCCGGGTCTGCAAAGACCTGGCAGCCTGCGCTCCACTTATCAACATTCTCCGAGCCACCATCGCGCGTTGATGCCCGATGGATGTTGATGCCTGCGTAAGTGGGGTCTGAGATGTCCTCAGGCTCCATGTCGAGGATATCGTCCATGTTCGCATCGCGGTACAGCCTGACGCGACCACCCCGCTGAACCAGGGCCTCGTAGCTCCCTCGATGCAGACCAATCTTGTAGGCCCCTCTGTACTGCCCCGGAACCAGAATCGCAGTCCCCGTGACCCTCATTGGGTGCTCGCGCCAGTAGGTGCCTGGGTCGGTTGTGCATCGCCAGGTACGAGTGACCCATCCCAGTTCATCCTTGTAGACCAGGCAGATGCGGTCATTGAACTTGTTGGCATCATCATCCGGGGTGCGGATCCCGATGATGTTCAGGTTGTATAGTCCGTCCTCAAAGACGGCGTGGCCCAAGGCTGCGGCATAGTCCAGCAGTATCGGTCTCATCTACAGCGGGCCCCTGTTGCCTGACAGATGGCTGACTGATTGGTCATAAGGGACTTGATGTCCTTCCCCATCTCGTCTTGCTTGGCCTCAATCTTCTCGATGCGGCCTTCACCCGCAGCGTGCCCATCGGCAGCGACATGCACGGTCAGTTCGCTCTCTTGGCCATCAAGTGTGTCTTGGATCTTGCTCACATCGGCAGAGACATCTTGTAGGCTCCACCAACCGCCCCCAGCCAAGAAGATGACGGTGACAATCCAGATGGCCAGCTTGGCATCGATTTGTTTCATTTGAACCCCCCAGAGCCATATTGATAAGCAGCACCAAGGCCTGCAGCAACCACGCCAACTGTAACAAGTGTCTCCAGTCTACCAAACCAGCGCTGTGTTCCTGGTCGTTCGAGAAATGGCACTGGCTCTAACTCCTGCTCTAACTTCCTTTTATACCAATCGCGCTCCATCTCCAATGCGGCAGTATCGACCTTGTACTGTTGCGCAACCGACTTTGCCCAAACTTCAGTCTGGAGCAAGTCGGAGAATTGAGAGAGGGGCACAGCCACTGAGGAACAGTTTGCTTTTCCCGATGGAGAGAGAAGCGGGGAAGGCAGCGGCTGGCCCCTCGTAAGAGAATAAACTTTTGGGCATTCCCCGGCTACTATCTTTGGTGTTTCTGGCCGCTTAATGGGCTCAGCCGCCAAAGCCATACCAAGGAAAAGGAGGATCATCGTCGTCGTCTCGCGTTACCAAGATCAGCAAGATCGTCGCCAGGACTCCGGCCATCAGTAGCAGATCGAACACGATCTACTCCCTCCTTGAATGACTCTTGAATGGCTTCACCGGCTGCATCGGCGGCACGGTTCTCAGGAGGTGTCTCCTCTTTTTTTTTGGAGAAGCCCTTACGGTGTAGGAACGCCAGTAGAGCTCCGATGCCGAGCAGAGATACGATGGTGAAGATTTCGTTCATCCAATCGCTCATGAGCACACCAACTTGATGATGACATCGTTAGTTGCATCAGTTCTGTCTCCAATGGTGACATCTGTAGTGCCCCAGACCGACACGCCAACCGCATAGGCGTGCCCATCAGGAATGGCGTAGGTGATCTTCTGGTATGCCGGACAGGCAAACATCAAATCTGGGGTTCCAGCCCCGTTTGAAGCCGTGGTGGCTGGCGTAGCGCTAGCGGCATCTCTGATCTTGAAGTAGAAGGTCGCAGCGTTGGTCGTGTTGTCGATCTGGACCATGTAGATCTTACCACTACTCGCACTAGTGACGTTATCGTTGGCTGTAGAGGCTGACACCGCCAGATCGATGACAATCTTGCCCCCGAGAGCGGTGATCGATGATGTTGTCGATGAAGCCATCAATCACCTCAGCTGCAGACAAGGGTTAGCGCCACTGTGCCACCACTTGGAGGATTATTGTCCGTTGGACTTTGATTTAGCGTTGCCGCAATGCTCAGTGTGGTGAAATCAAGGCCACCAGGAATCTCATGCATTGCTGTGGCACTTCCAGTGACCCGAATCACAAGGATCGGAAGGGTAGCTCCAAGAGTTGGGGCAGGGTCATCGAACACCTTGATGTATGCAGCACTGCTCGAGCCATTGACGGCCTTGATCGAGTAGAGCTTTCCAGGCGCAGTCGTGACATTCGAGTTCAGGCTGTTGGTTGCAGCCGTCTCGTTGATGATCTTGTAGTCAAGAGCATCGTTGAAACTCGTAGCCTTGAGCGCCATGGTTTACCTACTTCCTCATTCCTTCTGTCAGGACAGCATCGTCAGTGCCCTTTGGAGTCGGCACGGAGCCACTTTTCACAGTGCCTACCGATGGTGCCGCGCCAGTGACCGGGATTGGAGGGTGTGTGTAGACAAGGTTACCTGCCGCATCTTTCGAGTAGCCTGGGGGGAGTTGTCCACGAATCTGTTGTGTGGGTAGTACAACCGTCCCACTGGGTCGTGTATACGCTCCCTTGCCGAGGGTGGCTGCAGCTGGTTGAATCGGTATCTCTGGAAGTTGTACCACAGGAGTTGGCGGCTTCATCCCAACCTTTGTGAATAGACCACTGATCTGCTCTTCTGTAGCAGTCGGGTAACGCTCCTTCATTTTTGCTGAAAACCCATGCGGGTCATCCCGCATCCACTGCATTATCTCCTGCTGTTCTTTTGAGATTGGCATCCGTTCCCCCTACCTTTTGAATGCAGCGAGGGCCTTTTCAGCCGAATCGCCTGCGATGTATGCAAGGCCCAAGTAGAGCCACTGGTCAGAGTTCAGGGTGCCCGCGATGAGCAGGCCTGTTCCAAGCACTAGGACGGCAAGCCGCCGCCAGGAAATGCGCTTCTGGGAGTCAAACAGGGATGTGATAAGATTCTTCATGGTTCAAGCCTCTATACGGGAAGGGGAACATTCATGGCAACGGCCTGGATATTCTCAGTGTTGCTGGGGAACAGAAGTTGGCCGCCGGATTGCTCGGCCCAGGAACCGGGGGCCCCATCGTTGGTGTTGACGGAGATCCGGCCAGAGTCGTGGACTATGAGCCAGTTCCCCTTCCCATCGGTGGCCACGTCGTTTGCGTCCAACCGGGGCAGGGTGCCGTTGGTTAGGGTCCAATCCTGGCCACCGTCCGTGCTCCGTGAGATGGCGTTGGCATAGGTGATGATCACCGTACCATCGCCA